AGATCCCTAACTTTTATAAAGTGCTGGAGGATCTACCAGAGGATGATATGTGGGATTAACTTACAGGAGAGGCTAACAGGTGTAAAAACTTGTTAGCCTCTTTTTTTTTATTCACTCTTTAAGTATTTAGCTTGAAATTGATTAAGTTTAGATATAAGGAGGTAATTATTATATGGAAAAAATTAGAGGACTTTATAAAATCACAAATGAATACTCTGGGTTATTTTATATCGGCAAAAGTGTAGATATTTACAAAAGATGGATAACTCATAAAAAAGACTTTGAAAACGGTACTCACTCTGGAGGAGCTTTTCAGTATGATTATGATGTGTTTGGAAAAGAGGCTTTTAAGTTTGAGATATTGTATGATGATGAGAATGTTACGGATATTGATTTACTCATAAAAGAGGCTCAGACTATAGCATTATTAAATCCTCAGTATAATGATGTTGGAGGTACGTTTACATACAATAAAAAGCGTAATTTTTATTTTTGGTTACAGTCTATATGTGATGATATATGGATGTTAATTAGAAAAACTTTTGATCGTAATGTTATAAATGTATATCCTTTGGAGTTACTTAAATGTGTTAATGAGGATGAAATAGAGTTTGTTACACGATATTCTAATATATTTACTCCATTTTTTAGTATGTTTACATCTAATGATGTATGGAT